TAAAATATGATGGATTTCGAACTAGGATAATGATCATGCCTCCGAAGCAGTGTTATAGTGTGCATTCAGACCCAACTCCAAGAATACATATACCGATAGTTACTAATAGCCAATCATGGATGATATGGCCCTATTTAAAAGTATGCGAACAAATGCGACCTGGAAAAGTATATTGGGCAGATACTACTAAACATCACAGTTTTTTCAATGGCGGTGATACCGCTCGTATACATATTGTCATGGGTATAGAGGAATAACAATGTCTAATGTTATAGTTCCTCCGGGTATTAGTGGGCAGTCAGCTATGTATGATCCAGCTAATGCTGATCTCGTAAATTTGTCTAATGAATTAATTTTGTCAAATTTAGGAAACGTTGTTCCTCTTAATATTAAAATTAATTGTGAACAATTTATGAATGAGATTAAACCTTTTGATCAGGACTGGGTTGACTATTTGCCAAGAACCGATAGACCAAATAATAGGCAGGCGCTGGCACTGACAAATTTACCAGGAACTGATCACAAAACAAATGTCAGTCTTGCACAAGCATCGTATGCTGCAAAACGGAAACTAAGCGAATTAGATTTTGGTCAACCGACAGACGTTTATAAGAACTGCCCGAGTCTCAGCAGTTTTTTAGATCAGTGGAATCCTCTTGGTAGAACATTTTTAGTTAAATCGAATGTAGGCGGATACTTTGTACCTCACAGAGATCATCCAAGCATGCCTAGAGATGTTTTTAGATTAATCGTATTTTTAAACAATTGTAATCCTTTAGATTATGATTGGTTAATGGACGATAAAAAACTACAAATAGAAATGGGTAGAGTTTATTATATAAACACTCGATTGGCACACCGGACTATTTCTTGGGTAGACAACAGTATACACCTCATTCTCAATGTGCCTTTTAACACAGAGAACATAAGCAAGGTAGTGGGTAAACTTTACCACACTCACTGATCAAAATAACAGTTTAATCTAGTTAGTTAAGATCAACCCAAGCAGCCCCAGTATATCCTTGAAACTTGGTACCAGTAGTATTGAACACCATCATGCCCGCAGTAGGTGCTGTAATGGCTGCATCTCTTGCAGTATCATTTGCATAGACTGCCAATTTAATCGCCCCATTAAATGTCGTCTGCCTATTTGATCCAATCGAAACTGCAACTCCAGTGGCAGTAGTTCCGGTTAAGAAATCTATCTTTGTAGGAACAACGCCTGCAGATACTGCACCATCAACGGTTGCAGCTATCGCCGCTCTAACCTGGAAATTAGCACCATCGTAGGCAGAAAAAGCAATGTCCACAATATCATCACCAGTATTTACAACTAGTGGGGTTGCGGTATTTCCTCTAGATCTAGAAAATTGGAAATTTCGTGCATCAGGAGTGCTATGTGCTTGCCTACCATTAAAAAATGGTGTTGCGGCATATGTGTTGTTAACTAAGTTTAGTCTTCCATCTTGAATATCATTGCCGATGGTGATTAAGTTCGCAGCATCCGATCCGTCATTTAATCCAGAAACGAGAGTTAATACAGCAATAGGATTAGAAATTATCGAAGTGTCAATCGATGTGACTTCTAACGTGTTCGTATTTGCAAAATATCTCAACGAAGTATCAACACCAATGTAGCTAGGTGCAGATGTATTGCCAACAAACGTAATATATGCAGGAGTAGCGTCATCTCGTATGCTAGGACGTAATTCGGTGATATCGGCTGATATATATACCACTCCCCCTGGAGCGGATCTAACTTGACATCCTTGATCGCCACGAATTTCCAAGGTGCCGCCGTTGGCTATTGTAGCACTAGTAGAATCTTCAGTGGCTATTGTGAAACCAAATGCAGTACCGTTTAGAGTAGATCCTGCTGGTAAATTAACAGCCGATCCAATAGTTAGACTGGCGGCATTTACAGATTTTGTAGTAGCATTAATAATAGTTGTGCTATCATCACCTACAATATTAATATTGTAGTTCATTCCAGCTTCGACCCCAGCACCCGATCCTGTTCCGATAGCAACACCGTTGATTGTGGATCCTGCTGGTAAATTTACTGCAGAACCTGTAGCTGTAATGGTGGCAGAGCCAAGCTCAATGCTAGAACCACTTAGGTATAGATCTCTAAATCTATTTGAAACACTGCCTAAATCGTATGCTTCATTAGCATTTGGAACAATATTGCCTTTGACTGTTCCGTCTAAATTGACAGCACCTGTTAGTGCATTTAATAATAATGTAGAATCAGATGCATAAACTGATCCTTTGAATCCCGGAGCTTCTATAGTACCATCGTAAATGGATAGGTCTATTTGTGAATTTATTCTACCTAGTGTATCGTCATAGGTAAATGCAATATTATTGTGCGTACCGCTTACTAGCATTGTAGAAGCAATGTCTTGGACGTCTTCTGTGACTAGTGTTCCTGCGGGTAAACCGCCGGCTGTGGTTCCGTTTCCGATATATAACGAATTTGTTGATGTATCCCAAATAAGCTCACCCACAACTGGGGTATAACTCATTCGATCTGCGGTTGGACCACGTCTGATTTGTAAGGCCATATTAATAACTCCGAGGCAATGTTAGTCTAGTATTTATGCTTTCCTCTATAGATCCTAGAGCCAAAAAAATAGGGCTCCGAAGAGCCCTATTTTATGCTACGTTATTACATTGTGGGTCCGTTTCCGTTCCTAAACCCCACTGCGCCGCCTTCTGCTTCAATACGCTTTAATACGTCTTCAAACAAGATAGGCGCAAAGTCCGGAGTTTGCTCTACGCAAACACAATGATATCTAGGATCAATTTCATCGCTGTATAAGATCTCCCCAGTTTTAGCATCTACACCTCTAGGCTTGCGAACACGGTTAGCGTGTAAGTGCCCATGAATGTTGACACCAAAACGTCCTAAGCTGTCGCTGTGAACAGGAATATGGCTTAAGATCATTCCGTTCATGACGTGGTAAGCACGTAATTCACGAAAGTGGGCACGATAATCCTCGTCTTTAAAGATATCGTGATTTCCACGGATTAAGACCTTGTCCCCGTTTAACCTACGCATGATTGCCAACGCTTTACGGTTAATAACCACATCACCTAAATGGTAAACTTTGTCAGTGGGCTTAACCCGTTCGTTCCATGCTTTGATCATGGCTTCATCCATTTCGTCCGGATCGGTCCACGGCCTCAACTTAGTCACTCCGTCATTACGAGTAAACTTACATACGCCCGTGTGACCAAAGTGAGTATCGCTTACTAAAAATACACTAGGCATACTATTCTCCTTTATTCAATAGATTTAAATGTTCGCCAATCATCAATATTTGGCTTTTCGTTTTCATCGTAGGTCCAGCCTAGAACTTTCATCATACGATGTTTGACTAACAGATTAGGGCTACGAAATCTTTCAGTATCGTTGAATCCCATCATGACTCCTACTTCACAAACCGCACCCGATCTACAAATCCCAGCAAAGCAATGAACAACCACATTCATGCGATTGTCCAAAGCATGTTGCAGTAAACGAACTAGCTCTTCGGCCTGTTCATGACTGCACTTCATAGCTTCTTCAAGTACATGGTCTTTTTCTTCTACATCTAAAAACTCAAAGTCGTGTCGCTCTTTAAATTGGTGCTTGGCCTCAGGACGCCAACTTGCTGGATCAACAATGCTGATCAACATACTGTTTGGGCCAGCATCGTGATGAAATCCTGTTGGAATATCACTTGCTGCTACGTTTTCAATCCATGGCATTATATACGCTCCTTTTTCATTCGTCCAATTCTGCTGGCTTTGTTCCAAGTGTAGACAACACCGTCGGGTGTTTTTCCATCCACTACACTATCAACTCCAAACTTACCTACAATTTCAAATTCGCCGCCTTGTATGGAAACGAACACATTCAATTCTTTGGCAAATGCCATAGCCAAATCTAAGTTGGCAAATTCTGTTTCTTTATTTTTGTCTATTACTTTATACATGCTGTTATTATACAATCTGTAGCCCAAATTGTCAAGCGTAATTTGTTGTAGTTTTACAACAGTTAAAATTTAATTTATCAATAGTATTCGACAACTATTCCGGAAACAAAGTTTCGATATTTTTCTTCTACATTGTCCGGTGTACTTCCTGTGA